CGCATAGGCTGGCAGTTACGTCTATAAGGTGAATGGCGGCGCAATTTTGGAAGAAAATTCCTTCACCGCCCATGGTGTCAGCCATTACGCGATTTAGCCAAATTGCTTCACTGTTTTGAATATCCACACCTCGCCTATTCGACATTCCGGCAATGGTGCCGCCAAGAATGTCTATATTAGAAAATCGCATGCCTTGATTATTCCGAACACGAATTCCAGGCGTGTTTGATGCTGGCGCGGTTATTCCCACGTAATCAATAGTAAAGTGATCGGCAAAGAAGAATGCAAATATGTCGTTCACATCTATTCCATTGCCGGTAGGCTGCCTGTGAAGGCAATTATCAATGTAACAAAGAGTTAGGACGCCAGAACTATTGTCGTCCGTTAAAAAATGGCAGCACTGCTTGGTTTCAATCCCTTCAAAAGAGAAGATCTCAAAGCTACCAATGCTAGACCTAAGCTTGAAAACGCTTCCCGTCTGCGTGCCATTGCCTTGAACAGTGAAGTTTCTGAAAAAAACATTGTTTGATGCGATGCGGAATAAGTCAAAAGAGGCTGCCGCAGGCAAAGAAATAATGGCCTGCTTGCTTTCAGCATCAATGAAAACCGGGCTTGTAATGTTTAAACTTGCCGAAATATTATAGTTTCCATTCGGAATGAACACGCGCTTTCCGGTATTGATTGCCGCCTGAAATGCTGCCGTATCATCCGTGACGCCATTTCCAGCCGCGCCAAAATCTTTGATGCTAACTGCTTCCTGTATTTTATTTTTCAGCAGTCGCGTTATGGAAGCCGGCCTGTCTGCGGTATAGGAAAGGCCCCCCGGCATGAACCGTTCGCTTTCTGCGCCGTCAATAGATACAGCGATAAAGCCGGGCGCTGCGAAAAATCCTGAGCCATTATCATTATTTGGCCTCAAGCCGGGCGCGCTGGCTGTGCCAGGCGTAAAACCGAAGGGACCTGACATATTGTCGCCAAGGCGCGAAATGGCATCAAGCACGGTTCCAGCGGTTGGCACTGCGGCATAGGGCTGGCCGTTTTGATCAAAGGCTAAGAACCGATTGGCGCGCAGCGCAATGGGCGGCAGGTCCTGCATTGTTGGATCGGTTGGGGGGAAAAGCAAAGCGTTGCGGCCATCGCAGTAATTCTGCTGGATCAGGATGCGGTTGCGGTTAAATTCGGCTTCCAGTGCGGCGGCGGACAGGTCCCCACCATTGACAAATTGCCCGGTCCGCGCGCTTGGCATGTTGGATAGAATGACAATGATATCATTCAGGGTGGCACCTGCGGTCAGCACTACATTGCCGCCGGTCTGGTTTTGTACGCCCGTCACGGAATAATCTGCACCATAGGTCAGCGTGGTGATAACTCCGGACCGTTCGCGCCGCACCTGCAAATCCGTGGCCGCATAGATTGGGAAATCATACGGGAAAACTGTCTGTCCCGCTGTGGCGACAAAGCGTTCCTTGCGGTCGTTGTCTTGGATTTGAGCGATAGGCATGGTCTATCCCTTTCAGAAGGCGGTCGCGGGCATGATGCGTTCTTGGCCGAAGTCTTTGCGGTTGCGTTCCTGCTGGCGGGCAATGAAGCCTGGGGCATAGGCTTCCCGCAGGGAATTCAGGATCAGCAAATCAAGGGCGGGCTTGGCGTACCACATGTTAATGATGGGGGTGTTTTGCAGGCCGAAGTTGATCCAGTCGCCAAGCTTGGCTTCACCATCGCGGGTAAGCTGCGACAAGCTGACGAAGCGCGCGGCGGTGGCGGCAGTTGGGCCGGCCAAAGTTTCCAGCGGTCCATTGCCGAAGCGATTGGCCTGGGCAAACAGAAAGTCCCCATAAATGCCAAGGCCACCTGATTGCGCCAGCGCTGCCAGCCAGGTCTTGGGCTTTTCCGGATCGCGCGGGCCATAGCCTTTCACGAAGTCCTTGGCGGTCATGGAAAGGTAGCCCATCACAATCATGCCGCCGATCAGCGCGCCCAAGTTTTTGGTCTGCAAAAGCCGTTCGTCTGGGGTGTAGCTGTAAAGGGATCGGCCTAGCACGCGATTGGTATAGGCGATGGGGAAGGCTTTGAATTGCGTGAGAAAGCGCATTAGCTCGCCAGTCAGCGTGCCAGCGCTGGTGCCCTGATACATTTGGCGGCGGGTGCGCGCATCGGTTTCAATGAAGGCAAAGCCCAATTCATCAGCAAAGAACCCGCGCAAGCGCACTTCCAAGCTGCGCTGGGTGCGCGCCAGAATGCGGTCCACCTGGTCGCCATAGCTATCAGCTTCGGCCTTGGTATCAGCGGCGCGGGCTTCGGCGCGGGCTTCCATGCGGGCGGTGAATTGGTCCAGCTCTACTTGGCGGCGGTTCCACCAATCGCCAAAATCTTGCAGGCGGCCCTTCTCGGCCTGGGTGGCTTCCCGATTGATGGCGCCAATGGTGCGGCGCAGCGCATCCAGCCGGGCGCGCAATTCGCCTTCCGCGCGGGCGGCCAAGGTTTCCGGGGCGCCTTCATCCAGATAGCGTTCCGCGCGCGGGTCAAACACGCGCCCGCCTTCTGTGCCCGCGGTGCTGCGGATCGTGTTGCTGCTGCGCGGTGCGGCGGGGTCTGGCGCTGCTTCCTGCCAGGCGCGGCCATCTGCCACGGCCTGCTGGAATTCAGCCAATTCATCCAAGCGCAGTTGCAATTCGCCCATCCGGTCGCGCATGGTGGCCACGCGGTCAGCGGCGGAAGCTTCCCCCTGGGCGTTCCGCTTCTGCAAGCGGGCAACCATCAGCATGGTGCTATTGCGGAAGGCTTCGGCGCGGCGCGCCATCCATTCCGCTTCGCGCGCATCATTGGCCTGGCGCTTGGCGATACGGTCAGCAAGCCCGGTCTGCATGGCTTCCAGGTCTGGCCGGGCAAGGTCAATCAGGGTTTGCCGTGGCAGGGCTTCGATGCGGTCTGGCGTGATGTACCATTCGCCAGTTTCGGCTTGCCATGCCGTGGACCGGATGGCGTTCCATTGGTCCGCCGTGATGTTGTGCATTTGCAGAATGCGGCGATATCGCGGCTGCAATTGATCAAAGGCGCTTTCCCGATGGATGGCCATTTCATGCGAAAGCATGCGGGACCCGCCTGCCTTTGACATATCACTCCACCATTGCATGCCCTGCCATTTGAAAAACCAATTCAGCAGCTTGTGAGTGGTGCCCAGCGGCATGTCTTCGGCCAAGCCTGCGGCGGTGATGTGGCCTTTCATGCCGTCCATCCCGGCATTCAGGATCGCGGCAATGTCGCGTTGCTCCGCGTTGCCGCGCCCACGAAAAAGCTCTTTCAGGTTGTCATTCCAGGCGGCCATGATTGGCTTGCCTTGGTTGGTCAAGGCAGCCGCGCGCGTCACAAGATCGCTGGCATTGGAAAGGACGGCCCCGGCAAGCTTGCTCAGGCTTTGCCATGCGCGAATTTGGGTGGCAATTTCTGCCACGCGCGCGCGTTCTGGTTGCGCGCTTAGGCCCTGAACCTCGGCTATGGAAGATGCAATGGCATTCAAGCGTGTGCCCGGCTTGAATTTTTCCCGAATATCTGGCGGTGCCGTGCGATACATGAAGGCTTGCAGTTGCGTCAGCGCATTGGCCGGATTGGTGCCAAGGTGTTCCATCTGCGCGGCCAGTTTGGCGGCACGGGTGAAGTGCCCCAGCATGGCGTCATGCACATTGCCTTCCGTGAATTTCTCGGCGTAGCGGATATGCGCGTCAGCATCCTTGAAATGCAGCACGCGCGCATGGGAAAGGCGGGTGGAAAGATTGGCCGGGGTGATCCTGCCAGTTACTTCGGCGCCAATACCGTTTCGGTCCACGCCGGTCGTGACGCTTTCGTAGATGTCGCGCAGCATATTGCGCTGCATGGTTTCATTCATGCCGTCAAAGCTGCGGGTGCTGCTTAGTTCTGGTTGAATGAAATCAATCCATTCATCAGGCGATACGCGCCGCACCAGCGGGGATGAATGTGATTGTGGGGACCATGCTTCTAGGCGGCCAATCGTGGCGCCGTGATCGTTTAAATCCAGCCGGGTGCGGTTGGCCCAATCCGCGTAATTTACCGCTAGCAGTTGCGCATCTTTATTGCCGGTGCGTCCTGGTTGGCCATTGGGATGCAATTCATACATTTCCCGCACCACGTCAGCGGCAAAAGCCTTGTCGCCTTTTTCCACAAGCCGGGCAATTTCCGGATGGCGCAGCATGAACCGATTGAAGTCCTGCATGTAGCGGCCAAGGTAGCCTTGCGTTGCCTTTGCAATGCTGTCGCGCGTGCCTGCCAGTGGCGAATTGCGGCCTTCCAGCCAAGCCAGCCAGGCGTGATCATGGCGCATGCCAAGGTTGGTCAGGGCGGTCAGGTGATCCTTGGCTTTTTCCAGTTTCAGGATATCCTTTGCGCGGTTGCGCAGTTCCACAGCCGCCTTAATCTTTGCCTTGTCTGCCTCGGCTGAAGCCAAAGCACGCAAGCGCGCGTCAAGGTTATCCACATTGCCGCGCGCTTCTTCCAGCTTGCGCAAGTCTTCCATTTGGCGGATCAGGTCGGCGGCGTCCTGATCTGTCAGCTTGTCGCCTGAAGCGCTGCGCACGGCGGCAATGCAATCCGGGGTAACACCCATCTTAACCTCTGATCACGCAGGTTGCGGCGGCGTCATAGGCATCCGCCATGCGTTCGGTTTGTTCTTGAAGGGTGCGGGCTTCGTCTAGGTAAGCGCGCCATTCCGCCCGCACATCGGCGGGCAGTGTTTCGCTATCCAGCAAGGCAGTGGCGCGGCGCAAGCTGCCATCATCGCCAATGTCCAGCCCCATTTCCGCCGCGCGGCTGGCCACGCTGCTGCGCGGCGCATTGCCTTCTGTGCCACCTGGGGCGGGTGGCCGTTCGGGTGGCGGGGTTTGCAGCGCTTCGGCGCGCGGCGCGTAGCTATCAGCGGTTAAACCCCGCAAGGCAGGGTCGCTTTCAAGCCCGGCCTGGCGCAGCGCGGCGGCCATGATGTCACCAAGGCCGGGCGGCGGGGTGCCAAACATATCGGGATCTCGCGGCGCGTCTTCTGCCAAGCGGGCAAAGCCATTCAGCCTATCGGCTGTGGTTTCCGCCCCTACGCGGCCAAGCTCGGTGCGGATCGGCTGGCGCAGCAACAGGGATAGCCAGGCGCGTTCAATGGCGTTCACCGGGTCAAAGGCGTCCACCTGGTCCATGATGGCGCCAAGCGGCTTATTGCTGGCGCGGGCATCGGCAATGCGCTGCGCTGCCCGCACCAAGGCAGGCAGTCCGTTCAAATCCGCCGCAACCTCCCCGGCTTCAATGGCGCCGCGCAAGCGTGCCAGGGCGGGCGCTGCGGCCATCAGGCCACGGCCCATGCCTGCTTCCGCGTCATCCTTGGAATTGATCAGCCGGTCCAGCAGAGGCGTGTCGCCATAGGCGCGGGCCATAAGGGCACGCTCAAGGCGGCGCACCCCATCCGCCGTAAGCGTGCCCCCGGCCGATAGGCTGCGGCTTTCCGCGCCAGTCAGGCTTTGCACCAATGCCCGGATAAAATCGGCATTGGCTTCGGTCATCAGGTCATTGGATCGCAGCAAGCGCAGCATGTCAGGCGTCAGGCGCTGCGCATCGGTGCGCGCCTGTTCGGTTGGTGTCAGCTTATCAACCGTAGTCACGTTGCTATCCTGAACCAGCGTCAAGCGCTGGTCCGGGGAAAGGTCAGTGGTGCGGCGGCGGATCAGCACGGGCGCCTTCATGGCTGCGGCGTCTTCAAAGCCTGCCTGCACAAGATAGGCGCGATAGGTCTGCGCGGTCGGCAAGCCTTCCTGATAGGCCAGCATCACGGCCATGGTGCGGCCATTGCCGCTTTCGACTACGCCATCAGGCCCGACTATTGGGGCGCCGGTACTGGTCAGGGGGCTTGCTTCAACCTCTTCCGGGCGCAGCAATACGGCAATGTCTCGCACCTGGCCTTGGCGTTCCAGCTGCGTGCGGTCGCGCGGTTGCAGCGCTTGGGGGAAGTTCGGGTTTTCGTTGAAGGTGTCAGGACTATGTGAAACGGTCAGGTCGCTGGCTTCCACAACCTCAAAGCGGCTTTGCACCTCAAGGCCGGCGGGCGTGGTGGCGCGATTGGTAACGCCTGGCGCGGCGGGTTCCGTGGCGCCGATGGGCCGGGCGGCGGCGCGGGCGGATTTGCCTGCGCCGTCTTCTGCCGTGGCTTGCTGGCCCGCCTTGAATATCTGGTTTTCTCGGATCAGGGCTTCCACCTGGGCGCGGATGGCGGGCGGCATTTGCAGCAAGTCAATTTCGCCACCATCGGCAAGCTGCACGGCGGCGGCATTTAGCGCTTGCAAGGCGTTGTCTTGCTGGGTCGGGGTCAGCGGTTTCAGCGCGGGATCGGAAAGCGGGCTGGCTGTGGCGCGGCGGCCAAGGGCGGCGGAAAGGCTGCCGCCCAATACCGCGCCGCCGGCGGTGCCAAGTGCCAGGTCTTGGACAATTTCAGCCCAGCCTACATCGTCGCCAAAGCTGGCGCGGTCCCCATAGATGAAGGGCGCGGCAACGGCTTGGCCTAGCAGCGCATCAACGGCGCCGGTGCTGGCACCAAAGCCAGCGCGCGCCGCAACGCCGCCGGTGCGCGCGGCTTCGGCTGCTATGGCAAGCCGGTAAAGGCGTGAACCTTCCCGGGTTGCGCGCGCGGCGGCCAAGGCTGGCCCGGCAAAGGGGATGAAGTTTTCGGGCGTGGGCAGCGCACCCACAATGCCAGCGCCAAAGCCCAAAGCCATATCGGTGAAGCCGGGATCGCGGGCGGCCATGCGTGCGCGGCGCGCTTGGGTTTCGTCGAAAATTTCCGCACGCGCGCGGGCGGCGGCAATGGTCATGCCTGGCTGATAGGCCAGGTCTTTGCGCGTGAATTCACTGGCGGCGAATTCTTCCGGCGTCAGCTTGGCAAGGTCTGCATCTGCCGCGTCAATTTCCGCGCGCCGCACGCGGGCGGCCAAGGTGGCGCGGCCTGCCAGCGTGCCATCCTGGAAACTGCTGGCCGCCATATCGCCAAGGAAGGCGCCAAGGCTTGGCCGCATATCGGCGGCGGCAAGCGCTTCCCCGGCAGAAATGCCGGGGCCTGCGCTTGGCGCTGGGATAAGCGGCTCAGTCATTGGGCACTGTCCGCATGAAGTCTTCGAAGCTCTGCGCGGCGCCTTCACGGTTGCGGCGCAGCTGCCGGCGCATCCGGCTATCCAGCGCGTCCATGGGTTCCGGGCTGGCGGTGCGGCCCGTCAGCGGCGCGCCTGAGAACATGCCGCGTCCGGGCGCCGGGCCAAGGCCGGCCATCAGCGCATCCTGTTCCGTCACCACAATTGGCTTGCCATCGGCACCCCGGATCGGCTGCGGCATGCCGCGCAGATACAGGGCATAATTGCCTGCGCCTTCATCTAGCCATACTGCACGCTCGCGCATGATGCGCGGCAATTCGCGCGGCGCATCGGGCGCGGCGGCAAGGATATCCGTGATGCGCGCATCGGCAATGGTGCGCAGCCCGCTTGTCAGCCGGTCAGCATTGGCGCCGGTGCTGGCGGAAACCAGCACGCCTTCATTCCCGCGATTGATCACCTGGCGATGCCCGAATAATTGGCGATAGGCTTCCTTCACGGCGGTTTCGCTGGTGCTGCCGCTTTGCCCTGCCCGCACCATGGCGATGCGTTGCAGGATTTCCCGCTCTCGTTCGCCGGTTGCGGTGAAGGCAGCGCTGCCGGATGCCTCGGCCTGGGCGCGGCGCAGATTGCCGAGGTTGTCAGTTGCTGAAGAAAACCAGCCGGGAGATGCGGTAAAATAAGAATTCACGTTTTTTATGACGGTTTTTCGTGTTTCTGCATCCAGCGGCAAATCGCGTTCTGGAATAGCAAGCTCAGTCGCGATGCGCTGGGCTATCGGCGCGCTGGCGTTCCTGGCAACCGTGGCGGCAATGGCCAAGTGATCAGGCAGCCCGGCTTCCTTCATGCTGGCCAGAAACTGCGCGCGGTTTTCTGGCGATGCCAGGGTTGCAGTCGTCACAGAAAGTTGCGCCACGCGGGCCGCGTCATTCTGCAATTGCGAAAGCTGATAGACCATGGCGTTGGCCAAGGGCTTGGGCAGGATATTGCGCTGCTGCGGCGGCACGCCAAGGCGTTCCTGCTCAGTCGCTACGGCTTCCAGAAAGCTGGGCAGGCGCTGCACATTGCCGGATTGAACCTCCCCGGCCAAAGCGCGAAGGGTGGGGGAATTATCCACCACAAAGCCTGCCGCGTCATCTGCCATGGCTTTTTCGCGGTCCACCAAGGCGCGGCGCCATGCGTCCATGGCGCGGGCGTTTTCTGCGGCCTGGTCGCCCAATACCGCCAGATCGCTTTCGATCAGGCGGCGTTCTTCCGGGCTGGCGGTCGCGGCCATGGTGGCAAAGCGCGCGCGACGAACCACCTGGAAAGCGTCGGCATTTGCGGCGTCTGCCCATTCCGGCCTGCGGCCTGCGGCTACGGCTTCCTCGCGCGAAATTACGCTGAAGGCTTCCGGGCGGCGCGGGTCAAATTCGCCCGCCTGGCGCGCCAGCCTTCCCATCACTTCGGCTACTGTTGCGCCGCGCTGAAGCAGCGGGGCATTGGCGGGATTGTCGAAAGCCTGCGCCGCGCGGGTTGGGCCCGCGGCGGCGGCATAGGTGGTGAAGGCATCGGCGGCGGGATCGGCCCGCACCATGCCGCGCCAGCCTTCTTTGCCCAGGAACCACGCCGCCCGCGCATCGGTATAGGTCAGGCCACGGCCAAGGTTATCGCGTGCCCATCGGTCTTGTTCATCCAGGAACACGCGGGCCACGGCCTTTTGCGCTTCTGGGTCATTCTTGGGTTTGTCCTGCACGCCCGCGCGGGCGGCGTAATCGTCCCAAAGGGGTTGCGTGATGCCCAGCAAACCGCCAGCGCTGCCGCCATTATTGTGCTGGCCGATGTTCGGGCGGCTGCCGCTTTCATGGCGCGCCAGCATGGAAATGGCGCGGTCCAGCGTGAAAGGCCCGGCGGTCGCGGTTGTGCGCGCCACGGCTTCCGTGATGCGGTCTGCCAGGGTGCGGTCCAGCGCCGCGTCTTCAATCTGCGCGCCGCGTTCGCGGGCAAGCTGCCGCACGGCCATGGCGGTTTGCGGGTCTGCGGCAAATAGCTGAGTGCCGGGGGCAAAGCGCGCGGCAATTGCGGCGGCGTCTGTGCTGCTGGTCAGCGCCAGCAAATCTTGCCGGGCCTGCCAGCCGGAAATTTGCGCGGCTTCGGCGGCGCGGTATTGCGGCACATTATAGCCCGCGCGCGCCAGCGCTTCATCGGTTATGCCGGAAATGGGGCGCCCGCTATCGGCAATGGCGCGGCGGTCCTGGTCAATCAGGCCGGCGATTTCGGTGCGCGCAGCGGTGCGCGTTTCATTTTCAACGGCGCGGTTTTGTGCCAGGTCGCGGCGAAACTCACCCGCGATGCGCCGCGCCATGCCGGGCGATATGCCGGGGATTTCGCCCCTTTCGCCACGGGCTTCAAAGTCCAAAACCCAAGCTTCTGTTTGCGGGCTGCCCCTGAACATGCCGCGCGCGGTGCCGAGTGCTTCGGTTTCCTGGGCTGCGGCCAAGCGTTCCGTGATCTGCGTGATGGAAAGCGCGCCGGCGCGGGTAGGATCGGCGGGGATTTCTTGGCCATTCAGCGTGAAGGCTTGGCGAGGGCCGAGCGCAATCAATTCCTGGCGCAGCGTGTTTTGCTCGCGGGCGATATCCACCAAGCTATTGGGGTCGCCAGCGGCGGCAACGGCGGCGCGTTCAATGGCGGAAAGCCGCAAGGGCAGCGCTTCATTGAAGGTGCCAATGCGCTGGTCTTGGGTGCGGCGTTCCAGGCCAGTGGTCAGTGCGCGCGTGTAAGGCTGGCCGAGTAAGTCCAGCGTGGGGCGCAGCCTATCTTGCAGCGGCTGCGGCATGCCAGCCAGCACGCCTTCCGTATAGGCCTGGTAAGCCTGCTGGAATGCGCCGGGGTCGGCTTCGTGTTCGCGCGCCAGCCGGTCCAGATTGCCGCGCGCGTCAATTTCCAGGCGGCGCCCGGCGCCTTCCAATGCGGCGCGATTGAAGGCGGCTCGGTAAAGGCCGCCCCCATCCTGCATTTGCGCGCCGGGTTCTTTGAGGCCCGCGGTAAGGCCCGCTTCGGCGGCGGCGGCTTGCGCTTCCTGATCATCGCGGCGCGCGCGGGATGCCAGCACGCCATTGATCCGGTCTGCCAGCGAAAGCAGTTGCGGCCCGCCTGTCTGCACGGGCGAATAGCTGGCCTGCGGCAGATTGGTGGCGGGTTCAAGCGCAGCGCGGGCGGTGAATTCCGGGGCGGGCGGGGTGTTGGGGGGCATGTGCTACGGCCTGCCCGGCTGCTGCACATTGATGGTGACATTTTGGCCCGCGCGGCGCGCGGCCTGGCGGTCCAGATTGTCAAACAGGTTGACGCCCGCGCCGATGCTGCCTGCCCAACTGGTGAAGTCTGCGCCCTGGCCGGTAGCGTCCGCCTGGCTGGCAAGCAAGCTGGCGCCGGTGCGCATCTGTTCACGCCGGATGGTGGTATTGGCGTCCAGCAATTGAAGCTCGCGCTCTGCAACTGCGCGGGTGTTATCCGCCACGGTTTCCGGCGTGCCATCCAGGGTAAGGCCCGCGCTGGCAAAGCGCGCGTTTTGCGCAGCCAGCACTTTTGCCAGCTGCTCGCGCATTGCAAGGCTTTGCTGAAGGCCGCGCAATACTTCCTGATCGGCGGCGAATTGGCCCTGCTGCGCTTGGCCCTGCTGCACGCGCGCCTGCATGCGCTGGGCATTGGCGGCTTGCTGGGCGCCGGCCACGCCAAGGCCAGCGCTTGTCACTGCCCCGGCGGCGCTTAGGGCTGCCATTGTGCCGGCTGGCAAAAGGTCTGCGATGAAGGTCATGCGTCCATCCGCACCGTGTAAACCAGCGCCAATAATTCGAAGGGCGCGGGGATGGTTTGGGAGATTTCGATATCCTGCTGCCGTCGATGCCCCACCATGCCGCGCAAGATGACGTCACCGGAAAATATCGGCGGCGGCGTATCCAGCGGCGCGGCGGGGGCAGCCCCCACCTGGCGCAAAACAACCGGCTGGCCGCGAACATCAAAGATGCCGGTATTCAGCACGCGCGCGGTAAGGTCGGAAATGCGGGACATGCGGCCAATCAGCGGGCCGGATTGGTCGCGCGGTTCTGCCGGCAAAGTCTTCAACCGCGTTTCAAAGCCCAAGCCAATTTCCGCTGCATTTGCTGTGCGTGGCAGTGTGATGCTGCCGCCGCTTGGCGTGGCGGTGCCCAAATAAGCGCTGTCCGCAATCATCTGCGCGGTCAGGCCATTCAGGTGGCCAAGGCCGGATACGCTGGAAAACGGGCCGCCCGTGGTCTGCCGGATTGCGCCATCCGTCAGGCAGGCTTCATCCCAAAGCTCAATGCGGATTGTGCCATTGCGCAGCACGGCAAAGAACACCTGGCCATTCATCAGGGCGGTGCAGCTTTTGATCTGGCCATTGGTTTCCCAGCGGCTGAAGGCCAAAACCTCCTGGCTGCGCAGCGTGGTCATGGTGGTGATTGTGCCATCGGCATTCACCATCAGCACATGATCGGCGTCGTCATTGCTAACACTGGTGCGCGCGGTCATTTCCACGGGCGCCTTGATCAAGTGCGGCGCCAATAGGCTGGCCAGCGTGCTTTGCCATGCCTGTTCCGTGTCTGCATAAAGGAATTGGCGCAGGGCAGCGCCGCCGCGCTGGATGAATAGGGTTGCCCCATCCACTTCGGAAATGGGGCTGAAGCGATTGATGCCGCGCCGCGTTTGCCCTTTGCGTTCCACGGTTTTGGGCGTGATCGGCACGCCTTCAATGGTGTGTTCCGCGCCGCTGGTGAAGATCATCAGCGCGCGGCCTGATGCCATTTGATGGATCGCGTTCAATTGGTCCGTGTCAATCGTGATGTTGATGGCCTGGTCATCCAGCCCCGTGCCAACATCAAAATTGAAAAAATCGCCAATCTTGCTTGCGAGCATGGTAGCCGGGCGACTTTTCAAACCACCAAGCCAAAGTCGTCCATCATGGAAGGTGCCGCATTCTGGCCAGCCGCGCGTGGCACTAATCACGGCTTCGGCGCCGCTGCCAAAATTATAGGTTGGAATGCTGGTGAAGGTGATTGCGGTCCGCGTCCAGGTGGTTTCCGTGGCGCCGCGCTGGATCTGCTGCGGTTGAATATCCGGGTGGAATAGCAGCAAGGTATCGGCGGATTGCGCCCGGTTCATTTGCGCGGCCTGGGTGGCGTTCCAGGGGCAGCCCGTCACGGTCGCCAGATAGGCCCCATCCGTGCCGCGAAAAACATCAAACGCGCCGTTGCGCAGCGCGATGCAATAGGTTTGGTCTACATTGAAGGCAAAGGGGATCAGCCGCACCCCATTCGTGCCGCCTGCCAGCGAATAAAGATGCCGCATGCCAGGGCGGCGGCGGATGCCACCTTGCGGCTTTACCAGCATGTTTTTGATCAGCGCGGCGCTGGAATAATACCGCGCCACCTCAATCCGCGCGGTCAGGCTGGGCGCAACCTCGCCCGCGGTGAAGCTGGTTTGCTGCACTTTCACGGCGCGCATCAGCGGCCCCAGCGCGCGGTGAGAAGCGGCGTATGCCCAATGCGCTGCGGGGTTTGCTGCTGGCTATCCAGGTTGCGGGCCACGCGCATCAGGCCGCCGCTACCATTTTCCATAGGGCTGCCGAAAGTGCGCCGATAGAAAGCATCTGCCGCTGTGGTGCCGGCGCCGACCGCGATGGCTAAATCAGCGGCAAGGGCGTTGCGCGCCAAATTGGTGAACCATGCCGGCCAAGCGGCGCTGTCAATTTCAACCTGATAATCGCAATAAAGAATAGCGTGATGAGAAAGAATGCGGTTCTCAAAGATTTCCCATTCATCAGCCGGATCGGCGCGCGGGCCTGGCCGCACTGACCGAATGAAAATCTGTTCGGGCGGCATGGCATGCTGATAGGTCCATTCCGTCAGCGGCGCTTCCGCGACCTGCGCCAGCATGGCTTTGCGCATCGTGAAGCGCCATGGATAGGCAGTCAGCATGGCGCGCAAGGTGGTGGCCACAATGCGGTTGCAGCTTTCGGCAAGGTCTGTGCCTTCATCGAAGCTGGACACGCCAAATTCACCAAGCATCCGCAGTGCTTGGTTGGTCAGGTCAATGTCGGCGGTGCTGGTCATGGGTCAGGCATTCACCATCCGCACAAGCGCTGGCCAGTCAGATTATGTGCCAGGATGGCGCGCGCGGTCTGATCGGTGAAGTGATCTTCGGTGCTGATCAGGATGGGGCGAAAGGCCACGCATTCATTTCCTTTGCCAATCGCGCTGCAAGCGCTCAGTAGCATCAGGGCTGCGATCAGCGTCCATTTCTGCATGACGTCTTTCTCCTGCGGCGTGAATGTCTGCCTCCATGTTTTTGATCCTGGCATTGGCGGTGCCGGTGCGGCGGCCATTGAACCAAATTGCCAGCAAGGCGCCGAAGATGGCCACGCCGGCCATAAGCCATGCCTGCACGCGGCCAAGGATCAGGGAAATCATACTGCCCGCTTGGCGCGCTGCGTCAGCACATAGGCCACCGCCACGGCTGCAACGCCGATAACCAGCGCAACGCTTACCCATGGCGGCAAGGCGCCGAGGCTTTGGATGGCTGGCGCGGCGGTCGCTGCTGCTGAAGCGGCGGCGGCGACGGTAAGCGCACCCTTGCCGGTTGACGTGGCCACGGCTTCGCCTGCGCTGGTGATGGGCTTTGGCACGCCCGCCATGCGCAAGCCTTCATCAATCACGCTGGCCGGGTAAGGCTGGCCGCCCAATTCATGCGTAATGATGGCTTCGACCAGTGGGCGCAAATCCTCATACTCGTGAATGTCGAGTATGTAGTCACCGCTTTCCACCTTCATGGCGCGCGCCACTTGGAACACGTAGGCGTCGGTATTGTTTTCGTTGCTTGGGGCCCAGCGCTGGATAAACTGCCGGATCGTGCGGCAGTTGTGCCGATCTTGATAAGTGGTGAGCAGTACCGCCAGCGCGCGGATGCCATGCTCATGCGTTTGGAAAACGGCAAAGCGCGGCGGGTTGCCGGTGCTTTCCTTGCCAATTTGCCCCTGCCATTTATTGGCGGCGGCCCAATCAATATTGCCGGGGTTTTTGTTGCGGTAGCCACGGCTTTGAGTGGCTTTGGTGGCGCGGTCATTCATGGGGGGCCTGCGTCATTTTTCTGGTCGGGTTGCTTGTGGCGGCGGCGCAGAAACTCAATGGCCAATTGCGACATGAGCGGCGCGCCAAGATGGCCGGCAATGGCGCCAGCGGCGGCGACCGTCAGCGGGTGGCTTTGCCCCATCGCTACGGCAATGCCACCTCCGATGCAGCCGCACACAATGGCGGCTGGTGTTTCCAGCAATACATCGGTCCAATTGATTCGGCGGCGTTCCTGCACGCCGCGATGCAGCACCTTGGCAAAGCCAGCCAGCCACGCAGCAAAGGTGGCTGCTGCAACTTGCATGGCTAGCTGATCGCGGTCCATTAGCGCTTTGGCTTGGCTGGCGGCACTGCACTGAGATGCGCTTTTAAGGCCGCATGCGTGGCCGCTTCATCCCAATCATCGCCAGCCTCATTCAGCACCTGAATTTTGGTGCCATCTGCCAGCGTGATATGCGCGATATGATCAAGGATATCCATGGCGTTTTCCAATCAAATCCGGCGATACATTGACCGTAGGGCAAAGCTGCCCTGCGCAACGGCGCCATTGATGTAGCGAACCCGGTGATACCGGGTCAGCGCCGGCACGCTTAATTGCTGGCCTTGACCCGCAGGCACGGCAACGCGCGAAGCTTCAAACCAGGTTGTGTTATCTGTGCTGTTATCAATGATCAGCGTGCCGGCCTGGTCCGCAAAGGCGGCAGCGCCAAATTCGTTGAAGGTCGCGGTCGTACCTTCATCGCGGGATGTGCCGGTAAAGGTGGCGCTTGCCCCCAGCGCCGTGGTGGTTTCGGCATTCCGGGTGGGCGTCACTGTCGGGATAATGACGGAATTGGCAGCAAGCGCGGCTGTCAGCGAACCACCCAGCACGTTTACGCCAAACGCCTTGGCCAAATCTGAATTGCCGGCATTGCGCGGCGATACATCCAGGCGCGTGTTTTCCATCACGTTTATCAGGTGGATGCGCCAGTCTGTGGTGGTGGCTGGCGCCGCCACATTTTCAACGATAATGGCCAGCTTGTATTTTCTGGTCGGGTTCAGGAATAGCCGGTCATAGCCGAATTGCCCGCCCGAATTGGTCAGCACATTTTGGCCATAGGCGCGCGATGAAATTCTGTCCCGTTCTAGCTGTAAGCCAAATACGCAAGCGGCAATGAAGTTTGGCGAAACGCCTGTGGCGACGGTCGTAAAGCCGGTACCAAAGGCATTGGCCAACGTATCAATAGCCGCGCCTGCCGCCCTGACACGCAAATTGGCCGTAGTGGCTACCGTGCCATCATGCTTGTGGAAGGCCGCGTTTCTGGCATTCAACACTTCCGGTTCGGTGCTGAAAGTGGTGTCAGTCACTACGTTGCCAGCATCATCCACCTGCACAAAGCCAATCATTAAGTGATTATTGGCAATCCGCTGGCTGGCGCTGATCTGATAGCGCAAATCCACCGGCATGGTGAAGGTTTTGCGCGAAAGGATAATGGTTTTGGTGTTTGCCGTTATGCCGCTGGCAATATTCAGGTAGGGCGATGCATTAGCTACGGCGCCGCCCAGTGGGCCAGTGATGGCCATACCAGGGCCGGTTTGCTGCACTTGCCAATCATCATTCGGTCCGGTTTGCCATGTGGCAAAATTTTCAAAGAACCGCTCGCGTGCCGATCCAATCAGCATTTTGTCACCAACCGGATCATAGCCGGAAATCATGTAGCCGAGCAGGCTCATAGTGGACCCCCACTGGAAAGGCGCACGGCGATTGGGCCGGCGGTTACGGTCAGCGCCCGAACACGAAACAAAACCCCGTCTTCGCGGGGCACATTCGGCACTACTTGATGAACAGGGGGCGCCCAGATAATGCTTCCGCAGCCAGGACCTTGCACGTCCAGCCAGGTGGTGCCGCCATCCATGGAAAATTCCAAAACTAATTCACCCGCGCCACCGCGCGCGATGAAATAGAATGGCCCGTTCATTTCCACGGGCTCTGTCGTGTCTCCTGCGGCAACCAGATTCATTTGCTCGATGCGCGTGGCCAAATCGCGGTCGCCTGTTTGCTGAAGTCCCATTAGTTCCCCCATTGTGGAAGCCGGCCCTTATGGGCCGGCTTCTCGGTTAGTCGGTGTTGGTCGCGGTCAGCGCCAGCGCATCGGTCACGTTCACCACGCCAGCGGCGGAAATGGTCTGCACCACATGGATGCCACAGGTTCCCGGCACGCCGGAACCATCAATGGTGATGCGGAGAATGACATCACCCACCGCTAAAACACGGGCCGCGTCATTGAAATAACCGCTGGTGTCCACGGTCGCGGCGGCGTCCGCGGTGCGATACATCCAAAGGCGCGGTACGCCCGGCACGGTTTCTGCGGTGCCATTTTGAATAGGCGTGGCAAGGCTGCCAGCCGGGCCAAGATTTCTCGCGATATAAGCCATGGATCAGGACTCCTGCGTGGCGATTTCGATGACGCCCAGCGCGTCAATGGCGACAGCGCCGGCCTTGATAAGCTGTGCGGAAAGCCAGCTGGTTTTTTCCGGCACATAATTCACTTCCAGCGGTTCATCATGGGCGATGGCCAGGCCAATCGCCTGCATATCGAAGGCAAAGCAGCTGCGCGTGATGGATACCAGCGGCAGGCCGCCTTCCTCGCGGTCATCAATCACGACAAAATCAAAGCCATACAGGCGGGGTAAGGTGCCGGTCTGCACAACGTATTGATCAACAAAATCTTTGCTGCTGACACGTTGTTCGGAAATCAGGTCTTCTTTGGCGCGCGCGCTGATCACCATTTTGCGCTGGCCTGCCGGCACGGAGCGGGCATCCATCAAGGACATGGCGCGGCGCATTTTGGCATCGGTTAGGCCGGTGCCGCCAACGGCGATATTGGCCGAAGCATTGGCGGCGTCCAACGCGGCAATGATCATCTGATCAATGCGGCGGCCAATGGCGCTGCCGATATTGGTGGCCAGAATGCTGCGTTCTTCGAAGTTGACCAGCTGCTGGTCCAGCTTGTCCGTGTATTCCGCCGCAATCCAATCGGTCAGCGTGGCGGTCGCTTCGGCGTATTGGGCGTTCATCACCGTTACGTCAGTGCCGGGAAGGCGCGGCTGCGCCTGGCCGCGCCCTACGCGGCGGAAGCGCGCGGTGCTGCCCGTCACGTTGGTGCGCACACGCACATGCGGGCGCAGCGCGCCAGCGTTCTGATATGCCGCTTTTACCTCGGCATCGAATTCAATTTGAGCAATTGCGGAAAGGCCCTGCGCCATTGCCAAGCTCCTTCTGAAAAAAACGTCATCACGTTCGTTTCGGATGAAGCCGCTGCCGGCGGGGTCCCTATGGGATAAGCCCGTGGTGTCGCGGGTCCTACACTTGGGGCTGTGCCGTCGCCCCCGTCACGGTCTGTTCCTTGTGCTTTTCTGCCAAAAGGCCCGGCGGGTTTTCTACGCCCGCCGGGCAGGTTTGGGAGGAAAGCGACATGGAACACACAAGCCATGAAATACACATATCGCCCCGCGCCGGCGCAAGGGGGTTTTTTGCTACATTTTACAAAAGGCCGCGCCGTTCCAGTTCTTTCAGCGCGCGGCGTCCGCGTTCAATTTCTTCATCCCCGCCGGCTTGGCCTGCGTTCTTTTTGGCATAGCCTGCGGTCATCAGCTTATGTGCGTCTTCGCGGGTCATATCCGCCCCGGCAAGGGTATCCAGGGGGATGGGTTTTTCGCCAGTCAGGGCGCGCAATTTGGCCAATGCGCGGATGCCGTTTGCATTGCCCGCTTGCAGCAAAGCATGGGCTTCGCCTTCGGTCAGGCTGCCGCGCGTTTGCATGCCCTTAATCCACGCCTTCATGTCGGAAATCATCAAATCCGCATTGGGGCCAAGCAGCTGCTTTTGCTCCGCCAAGGCCGCTTGGCGCGCGGCCTGGTCTGCTTCTGGCGATGCGCCTGGCGTTTGCTTGGCGCGTTCGATCTGGTCTTGAATGTAGGGGGTCAGGATCGCGGCAAGCTGCGCCTGGCTGACGCCTGCCTTATGCGCACTTTGCCGCACCTGCTGCCAAAGCGGATCATCCGCTTTCACGATTTCCTCATTCAATCCTTCGACTGTCGGGAAAGCGTAGGCGTCCGGCGTTTCCGGCGCGGCGCCGGTGCCCTGGCTGACCTTTTGGCGCAAATCTTTCCAGCTTTTGGCCATGGCTTCAATGCGCGGTTGGTTGGTGGCCGGGTCCCAAAACTGTTCCGGGATATGGTCTGGCCGGGTGCCAGGTGCGGCGGGTGTGGCGCTGGGCGGGGTATCTGGCGCGCCGTCAAACAAATTCAGGTCATCGGCGGGCGGCGGGGGCGCGGGCGCCGGGGCTGGCGCGGGCGCGGTCGCCGTGGCGGCTTGGGGCGGGGCGGCGCTGGGCGCGGGCGGTTCGCTGGTGGTGGCGGACATATCAAGCGGCCTTTCCAGGTGCGTAAGTGAGGAAATGGATTAGGTCGCGCAAGGCAGCCTTGCGGCCTTCTAGATAGGCGGTGTGCGGGAAGTCCATGCCCGGCGTATAGCTGTCAGGCGTTTCGCCTTGAAGCACTAGGCCAAGCGCATGAATTTGGGGCTGGTGCGCCAGCGCGGCGGTTATTGCATCCCGCCTTTCCTGCGCTTCTGGCGATTGCTGCATCAGGCGGCGTCCCTGCGGATTGCGGTCCGCTTGCATGGCGCCGATTGCGCCTCTCAAAAAATCTCCTGTGTCACTCATTACATTGGCTCCGGGGTGGGTGGTGGGGTGGTGGCAGCCTTGGCAAGCTGGCCGGCTACCTGGGCCATGACGGGGCTTTGCATTAGCCCCATCATTTGCTGATTTTCCTGGTTGGCGCCCTGTTCATCGCGCAA